CGTGCCGCTGTAATTGGTGGCCTCGGTGAATCCCGGGGTGGCGTAGGTGTTGTTGCTGGCCGGTGTGTGATTGTTGTCGTAGACCGCGACGTACCAGGTAGAGATCGCGGTGGCGCCGGAAAAGGCGGCATCGAGCAGATAGTCGAGGCCCTCGTTCGTGCAGAGGTTTCTTTCGACCCACGAGTCGATCCGGCTCCCGTCCCGCCAGTGCTCCCACTCCCAGACGGATCCGAGGAGAGCCTTCTCGACGTGCGATCCGCCGCGTTCCACCGCCGCGTCGGCGATTGTCCTTGCCTTTAGCTTGACCATTTCTCCCTACTCCTTTACGAGGATCGACAGCTTGACGCTGCCGTTCTCATCCTGCATGGATTCGATGACGCCGTAAAAAAAGCCTTCCCTGGTCGCCACGTTGACGAAGGTCTCAGACTTGAATATTCCCCAAAGGATAGCGGCCTGCGCCTCGGTCAAATCGGCCCGGATGTCGAAGGTCCTGTCCGAATCGCTGAATCCCTGGTGGTCGATGACGCAGCCGCCGTCGAGCGTTGCCGACCGGCTGACCCTTGCCGATTCGTTCCTCAGGCGCGACTCGGGCAGCTCCTGGAACACGATCGCAGCCGAGCTGCCGGTCGCCTGCGATGTTTTAGAGATGCCGATCATGCGACCCCCAGGAGGAAGTTCAGCCCCTCTTCATTCGCCCGGATTTGGGCAAGCTCGATGATCCGCCGCAGCACCATGTCGAGCTCGGCCTCGATGCCGGTTGCGTTGATGGTGATGATGCCGTCGCCCTGCTTCATGGCATCGGTCCTGGCGGCAAGGTATTTGATCTGCGCCTCGGTCAGCTTCTGCTGTTCGAGCAAAAGCGCATCCCGCCGGCGGGACTCCTCCTCCATCAACTCGAAGACCTCAAGCCTGGCAAGGGATGACAGGCTCCCGAGCGAATCCGCCAGGCTTGCCAGAACGTCGCCGGTGTTGTTAAACATATCGGCGATGTTATCGGATTGATTCTGCAGCGTGTCGAACAGGTTTTCGATTTCGGCGATATCGACTTCGGCCTTGTATTTGAACGAGGCCTGCAGGGTCTCCGCGCTTGCGTTGATGCGCGCGATCTCTTTGTCGATCTCGCCCTGGAGGGTGATCTCGATTTGCCGCTCGGTCGGCAGGTCTTTGTCGAGCGCGTTCTTCGCCTGGTCGATCGAGGACTGGTCGGTCCTGAGCTGGGTCAGTATGATCCGGCCGTCGGGCAGCTCCTCGATGATGATGTCCTTGACGCGCTTGACCGAGGTCTCGTCGATGTCGGCTGAGACGTTGACCTGCTTGTCCTCGTCGATCTCTGCAAACGCCTTGACGATCCCGTCGATTTCCTCCTTCGTCAGCGCCGCCCCGGGCGCGTCGACCTGTGTCTCGACAAGCGGCGGCATGGCGTCGATGGCATCCGAGAGCTCATCCCATATCGTTTTTTGCTTGTTCAGCGCGGACTCTGCCTCGGCCGATGAATCGACGACGCCTTCAAGTTCCATGTCGAAGCCGTGCATCACGTCGATATTTTCGGAGATCGCGTCCCGGTGCTGCTCCCAGTTCGGGATGACCCGCTCCAGCACGGCGTCGATCGCAAGCCCGGCACCCACCGCGGCGGCAAGGGCCGGCAGCGGGTAAAGGGCGGCGGTGAGGCTGATGGCTGCGGCGCCAAGGGCACCAAACCCACCGATGGCGGCGACAAGCTGCGTACCGCTGAGAACCGAAAGCGCCCCTGCGATGATCGATATGGCGGCGGTCAATATATCGAGCTGGCCCGCGACCGTATTGACGGCCTGGCCGAACCCGAGGACGTTGCCGACGAACGTCTGCGCGGCCTCGCCCGACTCGCTGAACTTTTCGACACCGGCAGAGAGCGCCTTGATGAACGGCTCCCAGGCGCTCAAGATCCCAGCCGTGACGTTCGTCAGGGCAGTGATGCCGTCCACGACTTTCTGCAAAACATCCGCGAGGCCCTCGGCGGTCGTAAGGTCCACGTCGCCGAAAAAGGCTCGAAAAAGGTCACTGAACTCATTTCCGAGGTTTCGCAGCGAATCGAGGAAGCCGGTGAAGTCGAGCTGCTCAAGCGCCTCCGGCATCACCGCTGCGATCTCGGCAAAGAAGCGGGCGATGTCAGCGCCGATCTGCTCAAGCGCATGGAAGAGCGGATCGAAGGCGCCGCGGTCAATCCCGACGCTAATGCCCTTGAAAACATCAGCCAGCGCGCCGGCGATCTGCGCATACTCGTCGAGCAGCGGGCCGCCGATCTCGATTGCGACCGCGCGGAAGTTGTTGACGATCAGCTGATTGATGAGGGTGAAGTTGTCGGCCATCTTTTTGTAGGCCGCCTCGGTCGCCCCCGCCCGGTTCTCCATCTCCTTTAGCGCGTTCGCAAAGGCGCCGCTCGTATCCTTGCCGAGGATCAGGATCGCATTCAGGGCTTCGACCGAGCCCACCATCCGGCGCATCGTCTCGACGTTGCCGCCGGTGGCGGTCTCCAGGTACTCCATGTAGCCTTGGAGGCCCCTGGTCTCGAGCGCGGTCTGGCCGATATCGATGCCGAGCTCCTTGGCTACGTTTCGAGCTTCGACCGTGGGCGCGATAATCGCCTGGATCGCGGCCCGCATGGCCGTCACGGCCTGTGAGGTCGGAACGCCGGCAAGTGTTAAGGCGTCGACGGCGGCGAGCAAGTCGGCGAATGGGACCTTGCCGGCCGCGGCGATGGCGGTGACGTTCCCGAGCGAGCTTGCCAGCTCGGGCATGGTCGTGACGCCCAGGCGGACGGCCGTGAAAAGCGCGTCCGAGTAATCGGTCGCCTCGTCGACGCTCGCGCCGTAGGCGTTCAGCACGCCGGCCAGGACCCCCACGGCAGACGATAGCTCGGCCTTGCCGCCGACGGCGAGCTTCTCGGCCGCCGCCATAAACTCAAGCGACTGCGTCCACTCGACCCCGGCCGAGATGGCCTGGTAGACGCCGGCGTTGATCTGGTCTATCGACTGGCGCGAATCGGTCGCGTAGGACAAAATGTCCTGCCGGAACTGGTCGAGCTTTTCCTGGGGAACGCTGATCAGGGTCGAGATCTCGTTGAAGGAATCGCCAAAGCGGCCGGCCTCGGTGACCGCGTAGGCAAGCCCGCCGATGGCCATGGCGGCCAGGGCGGCCTCGGTCTTTAGGACGGCGTCCGCGAGGTCTGCGAGCGGCTGCGTTGCACTGACGACCTTACCGCCGAAATCGTCGAGCTTGTTGCCGATGCCCCCGATCACGCTGGAGACACTGTCAACGCCCTCGAATAATATTTTGACTTCCTTCTCGACGGCCATCTTCTACTTCCGCTCGCTTTGCATCCGCTCGTAGTATCGGCACCAGAGCGCGATCTCGGTGTCGGTCAAAAAGCCCTGCGGGAACAGGTCCGGCCTCACTTCGTAGAGGTATCGCTGCCCGCCCCCTGAGAGTCCGCCTCTGGAGGCAAGGGCGAGGCTTGCCCGGACTCCGGGGTCGTTCCAGAGGCGCTCGATTCCCCCAATTTGCCTTGGCCGGTCAAGTTCATAATCTCATCGGTCAGGCGGTGAAATTCGATCGGCGACACGTCGGCCAGCTTGACCGCGTGCGGCCGTCGGATCTTCGGGCTGACAGAGCCGATCTCAAGCATCGTCAGCCGCTGGACGTAATCGTCGGGGCTGTCCGCGTCGATCCCGAGCGCGTCCATGACCGCGGTCACCTTCTCGGATAAGACATTCGAGGCGATGCGCTCGATAAGCCCTTCGATGTTCTGCGCCCGCTTCTTGCTCTCGCGCACCTTGGCGATCTCGATCCCGGTCAGGCCCCGGACTTTCCATTCGGCTTTCTCGCCCTCGGTGAAAAACTTGGCCAGTGCCGGGACCGCGATGACGGACTCACGGTGCCGGTATTGCTCGGTCTCAAATTTCGTCAGGTCAAATCCCATCCTACGCAGCCTCCTTTTCAGGTTCCGGCCCTGCAGCGGTCTCCTTGTGGACCCAGCGGACGCCCAGGCGGCCGAGGGTCCTTTCGAGCTCGGTCTCGATCGTTTTCTTTTTTTCTTCATCGGTACAGGTCGGCAGCACCTCGCGCAGCCGCTCAAGCTGCCGGACGGACTCCTCAAGGCGCATCGAGACGATTTGATAAAGCACGCGCGCGAGGCTCTCCGGCTGGTTGCAGTAGGTGAAGCGTGACCCCATGGCGACGGGATTGTCCTTGACCTTGTCGTAGGCCCTTAAAAACATATCCGCCCCGGACAGGACGACCCGCTCGTTTTTGGTCTTGATGCCGTAGTCGAAGACGATGGCCGCGATGTCGATGTCATCGGGCAGCGCCTTGATCGACTCGCCGATCCACTTATCGGACAACTCCATGTTGCCCGAGACCATGCACGCCTGGCAGAGGGTAAAGTAGACGCTCGTGTTGAAGCGCCGGACCTTGTCCTTCGCCTCGATGTAGGCGATCGACTCCTCGATGCACTTGTCGAACTCGCCCGTATCGCCGTAAATCTGCGACAGATAGAAATGGCACCAGTGCGACTCGGGGTCGATTTCGAGCTGCTTTTTCAGCAGGCCAACCGTGCGGGCGGTCTTGCGCTCTTTGACTTCAGGGCCGAGGTCGTAGCCGTAATGCAGGACCGAGAGTCCCGGGAACAGGATGGCGGGCTCGTGGCCGATCGGCGCGTTGTGGACGATGTTCTCCCAGCGCACGCGCCAGCGGCGGAAGATGCGCGGCTGCGGGAACTGCATTTTCTGGCGGCCGGCCTGGATGTCGCGGAAGACGAGCGCGATCATGTCGATCTCGGGCGTCATCTGCTTCAAGAACTTAACGAGGCCCGCGGCGTCGCCGTCGACCGACAGCTCCTCGTCGGCATCGAGCATCAGGAGCCACTCGCCCATGGCCTCGGCGTGCAGGCGATTTCGGCCGGCCGCAAAGTTGAAGTGCCGGCCGGTCTCGGTGTCGATGAAGAAATCGTCAAGGTCCTCTGGCACGACGACCCGGGCGCCGTGTTCGAGCGCGACCGCGATGGTGTTGTCGGTCGAGCCGGTATCAAGGACGAGGATGTCCTCGACGGCGCCTATCGCCTTGATCGAGTCGATGGCGCGGCCGATCGAGTCCGCCTCGTTTTTCACCATGAGGGCCGCGGTCAGAAATTTCGCCATCAGGCGGGCCCTCCCCTGACGACGATCTCGGTTGACGGGACCTCGCCGTGGTAGCTTGCCGGCGCCCCGTACCATATCTGCCGCGGCGGGATGTCGCGCACGAGAAGCGAGCCGGCCCCGACGACCGCGTTCTCGCCGACCGCACGTCCCGGCAGGACGATCGAGCCGGCGCCGAGGCGCGCGGCAAAGCCGACCGCCGGGCCTTCAAGCTCCGGGGCGAACCCGCGGCCGTGCGAAATCCTCCTGGTGTTGATCAGCATCGCCATCGGTCCGACGAAAACGCCATCGTCGATCCTGGCCATGGCCGTGATATGGCACTGGCTTTGAACCGTGACCCGCTGGCCGATCCGCGTGTCGCGCTCGATCATCACCAGATGCCCGATGACCGAGCCGGCCCCGATGTGGACGTTTTCCCTGATGACGGTGTTGTGCCCAATGAAAACGCCGTCACCGATCGAGCAGCCCTCGTCGATGACGACGTTCTCGCCCACTCTGACTTTCGACCCGAACCTGACCGACCAGTGGATCGGGCCGTCTTCCTTTGTTACCCGCTCGAACCTTTCATCCTGCACCTGGACCGCCTTTCCAGCCATTCGGCTCCTGATGTCTAAGGGTTGTCGATTAAGAGGCGTATTCTGCCGTCACCCGCTCGGCGCTGATCGTCACCTCGGCCTGGACTTGATTGTCGTAGGGGAAGGTCCGCGAGAGCCCGATCTTGCCCTGCGTCAGGCTGTAGGCGGACTTGTTCTCATCCGGATAGAAGCGCACCGTCAGGACGTTGTCCTTCTCGGCCACGATCGAATCCGTCAGGCCGTCGGTCAGGAGCGCGGTGAACCCGCCCTGCCCGATCGAGGATGAGACCGAGCCGATGGAGCCGCGGTAGTACTCCTGGGAGCTCACGGTGTGGGTCTGCTCGACCGGCCGGAAGGCCATCGTGCGGGTCAGCTCGGTGAACTGCGGCGCGTAGTAGCGGATGAAGGTCTTCTTGGCGACGGCCCCGGTGTGGATGGCGGGCAGGACCGCGTCGAACTTGACGTGCGCATATTTCTCGGCGGACGAGCTCGCAGACTCGCCAAGGCCCACGTTGAACTCTTGCCAGGTCGGGTAGTCGTAGCGCTCGGTGTGCTGGCCTACGACCTGGAAGATTTCGGTCGAAGCGATCGCATCCGATGTCGAGGAGGATGTGATCACCTGGGCGAGCTCGACCGAGTTGACCGGGATGAGCGGCGGGCCGCCTGCGGTCGCGCGGGTCGTCGCAAGGGCTGCGCCCTCGGTGCCGGCCACGACAGCGAGAGAGCCGTTCGAGGCCATGGTGACAGAGTTCACTTTGTAGTATCCGCCACTGCTGGCCCGGGTGACCTCAAGGCTCCCGGCGTTGACCGAGCGCAGCGTGCCTTTGCTGTAGGCGGTGAAGGCGGCGACGGTGACGTAGTCGTCGCTTGCGTGAGTACTGACGAGGTTTCGGCCCGACACGATCCCGTTCGGCCGGATGTCGGGCGTGTAGCCGGACTTCCCGCTCCAGAGGGTCCCGCCGCTGACGGTGAAGATCTGGCGGTCGCCCGAGTCCGTCATCACGGCGTAGGCGCCGGACAGGCTCTGCCCGGTTTCGATTTCGATTTTTGCATTCTTCGCGGTTGCCATTTGTGTCGATCTCCTTGTCTAAGCAGGCCGCGTGAACGGATCGCCCGCGACCGTGGTGTAGGTGATTTCAAAATCCGCCCCGACGCCGACGGTCGTGTCGGGCGCCTCGGGATATTCTTCCGTCCCGCCGCCAACGTATTTGATGTCGTCGGCAAGATCGCTTGTGGTCGATGATTCCGGCGAGATGTAGGTGGCCGTACCGTTGATGGTGAGGCAGTTCGATTGACTGCCGTCGTCCACCAGTTCGTCGTTTACGAACTTACCGGAAAGCCGCCGGAAGTAGACGGTCCCGGCCGCATCCCCCGCCGCCCAGGTGCCGCTTGACTTCGTGACCGACTCGACGGCCGCGGTGGCCCCGGAGGTGGCCCCCTCAATCGTGTCGCCCGGCTGCGGCTCGTAGGATCCCGAGTCGAATCCGATCGACCAGCGCCGGCCGGCCACGCACTCGATCAGGTCGGCCAGGAGCTGCTCGGATACCTCGGAGGGGTTCTCCTCGGCCGGGTCGAACTGCTGCAGCGCCTCGACCCTTATGCGCATGGTGTTGACGCTGTTGTTGTATTCCCTGGCCGATGTCTCGGGCTTTGGCACCAGGACGACCGCGGGCAACTCGGATTGGTCGAGGCTCTTTCTCGCCCGATGGACATTCTCGCCGCACTCGGTCAGGTAGCCCTTCGCGGTGAGGATGTGGGCGAGCTTCGCCTCGATCGCCGTGATGATCTGCTCGCGGATGGTGTCGGCCATGGCCCTCAGTGCTTTGACAAAATCCAGTCGAGCTCGCGCTCGGTGTTTTTTTCAAGCCGCTCGCCGGCAAGCGCCGAGAGGCTGCTCAAAATATCCTCGCGGCCGAGGATGTCCTCGATGCGCGGGCCGGTTAAAGTTTCAAGCGGTAGGCGGTAGTGTTCCGGCATTTTGCGCCAGGGCAGCTTATTCGACGCCTTGGTCCTCGTGCCGATATAGGCCCGCTGGAATGCCGTCTTGGCCTCGTCTCCCTGCTTTGTGAGTCGCGACCAAATGAAGCCGTGCTTCAGGGTGGTCCTTGTGCCGTTCCTTTTCACCTTGACGGACAGCCCGCGCGTCGTCATGCGCGAGCCGGTAAAAGATGCCAGGTTGACGGGTTTTCCGATCGACCTGAACGAGCCGTAGAGATCGTCGATGGTGGCCCGCTGGATGCGAAAGCCCTGCTTGATTCTCGTCTGCGTGAGGTTCAGATCGGCGTAGACCGCCCGGGCCGCGTCTGTCTGGATGCCGGTTATGGTGTCGTTCAATGCGTTCCGGAGACAGCGCGCCGCCTCGATTTCGCTCAACAGGAGCTTGACCTTGGCGACGTCCTCCGGGTTGAATTTGATCTCTAATTTCATGCAACGCTCACCGTGCAGAAGCGGCGGTTGTCACTCGCTTGGACCGCCCGCACCGTGTAGGTTTCATCGTCGATCTCGAACTTCTCGCCCCGGTTAGGCTCGCGGCCGATGTCGGCGATAAGCACCTCTATCGTCTGCTCGCCTTGCCAGGCGCGCGACTCGTAGCCGACCGGCTGCATTACAAGCTCCGAGCGGTGAATGACCTTGAGCGATATGGGATCCCCGGCCGCCGGGATGAATGTCGCATCCACCCCGAGGTTGTCGAAGAGAATGTCCCCCATGTCGTCGAAGGCCGCTTCCTCGCTCATCGCTTGCCGCGCCTCTTGGGCTCCTGGTCGTGATCGCCCGGCAGGGCCCGGCCGGCCACCTTCGGCAGAATCAGGACAAGGTCGTGGCGGCCTTCGTTGACGAAGGTCCTGAATCCGTCGCCGCCGACCGCGCGCCCGTCCTCTACCCTGCAATCCGTCATGGCCACCCAGCCCAGGCCCTGCATCTCGTCTATGATTGACCTCTCGGCGGGGGTCAGCCCGCCGAGAATCTGTTCTTGCTCCATGTGCCCCTTCCCAGCGCCGCTACCGGGCGCTCCGTTTATCAGGTGTGAATGTTGCCCAGGAGGTACGCGCACGCCTTGGAAACGTAGCTGACGACGTTGCCCGAGCTGTCGTAGCTGTTGAGCAGCGCCTCGGAGACGTGATGGCGTACCCGGTAGATGTCCGACCGGACCGTCTCGTCGCGGTACTCCTCGACGATGGCGTTGCCGGGGCTGTCGGCGGTCCAAAGGAATGTCCGCCCGACGCAGGGCTGCAGGATGTCGCGGCCCTGGCCGATCTTGACGAGCATCGCGTACTCGTAGGACCAGATGTCCGCGATGGTCGTGTCGATGCCCTTGCCCTTGTTGTCGTAGACCCCGCCGGCGACCAGCACCCGCGGGACCCCCAGGCACTGCGCGAGCTGCGCCGGGGTCATGTCCGCGATCTGCGCGCCCGGGAAGGTGTACTTGATGCGATCAACGATCTGGTTGCAGTTCTTGAGGTCCTGGTAGGTCGTGTAGCTCACGATCAGCGCGTCGGGGCGCATTCCGCAGGCGCTGCGGAATGAGGCGATACCGTCCTTCACGTCGGTGATCGGGACGGCCGTTGACGGCGCATTCCATTCGTAGGTGACGTTGTTGACCGTGAAGTTGGTGCTGTTGAAGAGAAGATCGGCGATGCGCTTCTCCTGGTTTCGCAGGATCATGCTCATGGCGCGCTTGGTGGCCACGATGTCGGCCATGCCAGGGGCCTCCTGGTCGAGAAGGGCGCGCTCGGTGTCGTCGACCGGCTCTTCCCAGCCCTGCTCCGAGGTCGAAAACTTGCCCCGCTCGTACTCGAAGTCGTCCCGCTTGTACTTCGACCGCGGCGCCCGGCTGGTGTCGTAGAGTTTCAGCAGGGCCTCCTTCGGGATGACCGGGTAGCTCCCGGCCTGGACGGCGGTCGGGAAAAGCGGCATGACCTGCAGGCCGATGAAGTCGGTGATCTCGGTCTCGTAGAACTCCATCACGGCCTGTCCGAGGTCGGGCCGGTAAATCGCTGCATTCGCTTTCGCTTTCATTTATGTCGTCTCCTGTTCATGGAAGTCGGTTCGGTTGATCCCGGCCGGTTAGCTGGTCAGGATGGTGCTCTTGTATTCAAGCCACAGCGCCGACAGGCTCCACGCGGAGGATGCGTGCGTGCCGGGGGTGAGCTTGCAGGTCAGGGTCTGCGCGCCGGCCGGGACGTCGGCGGCTGCGATGGTGGCCGTGACCTCGGCGAAGGTCGTGGTCGCGGTGGATGCGGCCATGGTGTCCGCGACGGCCGTGTCGCCTTCGTTGAAGTAGCTGGCAAGGGTGATCGACGGCGTGTCGGTTGCGCTTGCCGTGCAGGCGATGCGGCCCTTGAGCAGCAGGTTCGCGGCCTCATCCAGGTCCGGAGGAAGCGGGACCTGAAAGGCGACCGGGTCGGCGTTGCCGGCGGCCCAGATCACGACCTGGCAGCCGTCGGTTGCGTTGTTGATGGCGGACAGGGTCGGGGTCGTCTCGGAAGACAGAACGCCACCGTTCGCCGCGTTGTTGCCGACGTCCAGACCCGAGGACACTTCCCGCAGGTTGTAGAGCGGGATCGGGATGAAGTTCTGGATCGACTTCTGGTCCTGGTAGAGCTCGGCCAGGGCGGCCTCGACGGTGGTCTGGGCGGTGAACCCGCCGGCGTCCGCGATCGAAACGGTGGCCGCGGTCGTCGACTTCACGTTCCAGAAGGCGACCTCGATGTGCTCATTGCTCGCGCCGGCGGCCGTCAGGCTGACGCCCTGTGCGGTGCCGGAAGCCGTGTCGGACACTTTCCCGTCGGCCGCGCCGTAGAGCGTAGTCCCGACATTGATGGCGCTGCCGACCTTGCACTCGACCTCGAAGGTGCCGGGGTGGCTGTTCGGCATGATGCTGACCATGTCGCCGGTGGCCGCACTGTTCAGGGTCACGCCGAGGAAGTCCTCGACGTCGGCGTAGACGACCTTCGCCGGCTTCGCGGTGGTGGCCGAGGTGTCGATCTTGACGCGCCGGTGCGCCTCAAGGGTTTCGTTTGCTTTCAGGCTGAGAATTCCCTCAATCCAAGGCATTTTCGTTTCTCCTTATCGGTTCGGTTGTGATCGTTGCTGCCGGCCAGCTCGCGCGCCTACTTGGCTACGGCGAGGCCGGGGTTGTTTTTCTGGATGTACTCGTGGCGCGCGGCCGGGTGGCTGCGGTTCACCGCCATCATGGCCTCGGTCTTGGTGCACTTGTGCTGCGCCCGGTACTCCTCGACGAGGGTCATGTAGTCCTTGCCGCCGGCGGGCGGGTCGCCTGCACCGGGGTTCGGCGCGCCCGCGGCCTTGAGCGCTTCGAGTGCGGCCTTCCTGGCCTCTTCCTCTGCGCCCTTGTCCGGCTCGGGTTTGCCGATGGCGGCGACGGTGGCCTTGTACTGCTCGACCGAGATGCCCGACTCGACCAGCGCCTTGAACTTCGCGCCGGCGTCCTCGCCGAAATGTACCTCGGCCATGCCCAGGATGCGGGCGCGCTCGGCCTCGGCCGCCTCTTTCGTCGCGGGCCCCAGGTCGACAGACTTGACGCCATCCTCGCGGGCGGTATCCTCTGCGGCCTTCAAAATCTCCGGGGCCGCCGCTTTCAGCTGCTCATAGGTTTCGATTGCTTTCATTTGGGTCGTTCTCCTATCGTTCTGGTTTGTCTCGGCGCCCATTGCGTAGCCGAGCGCCGTTTCCATGTTGGCGACCTCGTCCGCGAGGCCGGCCCCGACCGCCTTGACGCCGATAAACACCCGGCCCTCGGCCATGTCGGTGCGCACCTTCTCGGTCTCGACGTCGCGGTGGAGCGCCACGGTTTCGATGAAGTTCTCGTAGATGTGATTGAGCTCTGCCTGGAAGACCTCGCGGGCCTCCTCGGAGAGCGGCTCGGAGGGGTTGCCCAGGGCCTTGTAGCGGCCGGCCCTGAGATAGGTGGTCTTGACGCCGATCCGCTCCTCGGCCTTGCTCCAGTCGCGGTGAATCATCAGGACGCCGATCGAGCCGACCTCGGCGTTCTTGCCGATGACGATCTTGCCAGCGGCCGAGCCGATGAGGTAGGCCGCCGATGCCATCATGCCCGAGGAGTAGGCGATGACCGGGAGCTTCCCCCGGGCCGCAAAAATGAGCTCGGCCGTCTCGTCCGCCCCGTTCACCGTTCCGCCAGGGCTGTCGATGTCGAGCACGATGCCCTCGACGCGGGGGTCGGCCGCGGCCTCGCGGACCGCCGCCTGGACGTCGAGGTAGTCGGCCATCCCGAGCATTCGGTCGAACCAGTCAGCCCCCTTGACCAGCGGGCCCTGGATCGGGACGATGGCGATGCCATCATCGGTCATGCGGTAAAGGACGCGCTCGTTCCAGCGCTCGCCTATCGTGACGATCTGCTCGGCCTGCTTCGGGGTGACGTCGGTCTCGTGATAGATCCGCATCAGCTCATCGAAGCGCTCGGGCACGATGGCCCAGGCCGCGCCCTTGGCGAAGTCAGTTTTCATCGTCATCGTCTCCTTCGGAGGCCGGCGGCTGCTCGCCCAGCTTGAGCTCGTCCAGCCCCTTTTCCTTCATCACCTCCTGCTCCTCCGCGATCTGCTCGAAGGTCGTGACCCAGTCCCGGCCACGTTCGAGCAGGGTCTCCTCGCGGCTCTTCAGGTTGTGCTGGATCTCTGCGATGTCCGCCTGGACTTCCTTCAGCGGCTCGATCTGGCCCTTCGGCGCGCCGACCCATTCGCAGGCGCAGTAATCGTGTCGGCGGGCGTAGAAGTCCTCGATCTCGACCTCGCCCCTGAGAAACGCCTCTTCGATCAGCATCGCCCAGACCGGCTGACACAGCGACTGCGCCATCCAGTGTCTGCGGCTTTTGACGACCCGCCAGGCCTCGAGCATGGCCGAGCGGTAGCCGGCGTAGGTCATCCCGTCGAAGTTCTTGAAAAGCACCGGCTGCGGCATGTTGAAGCCGAGCGCGATCGACTTCTCGATCTCTTTCAGGAAAATTCCGAAGGTGGCCCCGGGCCGCTGGGCCGCTAACAGGTGCGGCTTCTCGCCGGCCGAGCCGTACATGATCGACCCCGGCTCGATCTCCTCGTAACGCTGGTCGTAGGTCGAGCCGTCGCTCTTGTAGCCGGTGTCGGTGATGGTCGCCTGGTTCGCCGAGACGGTGTAGGGGTCGGCCGCGCCGGACTCGATGAAGACGGCCATGGCCGCGGTCACGATGTTGCTGACGAGCTCGGCGTCCAGGTAGTCAGATAAATCCCGCAGGTACTTCATGGCCGGGGCGAAAAACGAATAGCCGCGGAATTGCTCGGGGTCGGTCTGATAGAAGCAGTGGATGACCTTCATCCGGTGGCCGGCCCTCGCCGGGATCCGGACGAAGTTCGACGAGACGTCGGCCTTGTAGCCGGCGCCACTGCCGGTCCGCTTGATCCAGTAGGCGACCGGCTCGCCGTAATCGCCCACCTCGACCCCCTCGCGGATGTTGCCCTGCGCATAGAGGTCGACGGGGGTCTTGAGTCTTAGCGGGTGGATCGGCTGCAGCGCCAGGTAGTAGGGCCGTTCGGGGCGGTCCACCATCGGGACGGTGAAGATGAATTCACCGAACTGCACGAGCTGGCGCAGGGCCAGGAACTCGATCGACTCGAAGCTCATCCGGCCGGCAGCATCTGCGAACGGGACCCACTTGCGGTAGGCCGCCTGCTGCTGCGCTGCGACGACCCTCGCCTGGTCGCGGGAAAGCCCCGTCGTCGCCGGGTCGAGCTGCGGGTAGGGACGGAGGCCGTCGCCTATTACGAGCGTTGCGATGTTCTCGACGATGCCGGCCGCATGGGGGTCGGACCCCACGAGGTCGATTGCGCGCTCGATGATCCGCTCGCGCTCCATCGTGACCTGCGACTCGGTGCCGAGTGCGTAGGGCTTCCAGGTCTTGAGCGTGCCCTTTAACTGCGCGCCGGTCCGCCGGTACTGCAAGGAGTCGGGAGAAATTGCAGGAACTCTTGAAAATG